GATGCCTATGCCGCCTATGCCTATGCCGCCTATGCCTATGCCGCCTATGCCGCCGCCGCCGATGCCGCCTATGCCGCCGCCGCCGATGCCGCCGATGCTAAGAAAGAGATCCGCCTAAAAATAGTAAATTATGCAATCGAGATTTTGGGATTATAAAAAAACTGGAGGAATCGATGAATACCTACCCTATCCCTGAAGCGAAACTGACTGAGATTACAGGAATCAGTCGATTAAATTTTAAAAAACAGCGCGCCGATTTACTGAAAAAAAAGACTGATTTTAAACGGATAAAAAATGTGGTTTGTTTAACCGAGGAAGCGGCCTTGCGTGTGCTCACAGCATTGAAGGTATCAAAGCCTGCCTCAGTGGTTCGAACGATCAGGACGCCTCTGGTGGTTGCGAAAAAAGCGCCAATTCGAAAGCCTACCGGTCTGACCCAGAAGCTTCTTACCTATACCCCAAAAAAAGACGCGCCCTCTTCCCCTGATCCGTCCGGGAAGATCGTGGGTATCGTGTCCCACCTTCCACTCAACACACGGATCCTCTTTGCAACGATCGAGGGTACGAATGAAAAAATTAGAGTGAAAGTGAGAGATTCTGGCCTGTTTATGAAAGGCCAGCGCATTCCAGTGAAATCGGAAAAAACCGGCCCCTGGCTACTGGATGCGAAGAACCCCAGCCGGCGGGGCCGGATCCCAAATTTTAAATAGGAAAAAAATTATGAGCATGAGAATTCGAACGATCAAACCTGCCTTCTTCCTGTCAGAACAGGTGTCAGAATTAACGGAGCGCCAACGGTTGCTATTTATCGGCCTCTGGCTGATTGCCAATAAGTACGGCTGCCTAAAATGCTCGATCAAACAGATCCGTGCTCAGATATTTCCGTTTGATGATATTACTTTCGCAGAACTGCAAGAGGACTTATGCAGTACTGCGGAAGTACTGTTAACTTGCTTTTACAGTACTACGAAAGAAGGGCAGACCATTCCGGTGACTGACTTCAAAGATGCGCAATATGTCTTTATACCAAACTTCCTAAAGCACCAACGGTTAACGGGTTGGGAGAAAAACGACAGTTTAACAGATATTCCTCTGCCAACCTGCTTTATCAGTACTGTGAAAGAACTTTCTCAGCTCTGCCCTACTGAAGAGAGAGGAGAGAGTGGTGAGGAGGGAGAATCTGAAAAAAGAATAGAGAGGAGAGATGGTGATACCCCGCCTCTTCCGAAGTCTCTGCGAGACAGAATTTCAACAGCCCATAAAAAATTCAAGAAAGTCCAACAAGAATGCGCCGGTGTGAGCGAGATGCAATTTGTGGCAGCGCTCAGGGCCACTGGAGCGATCGAACTTCCACCTGAGATTATAGATGGCGCCCTATCCGCCTTTGAACGTCAGTGTGCCGGTTTGGTTACTTTTGGGCATCAGCCTCCGATCGGTAAGTTTGAGAATTATCTCAAACGTGAAATTGAAGATTTTCAAAAAAAGCGCGCCGATTCCGGTGATGGAAAAGGGAAGCGTCTTAAATCTAACTTTTGATATGAGTGAAAAAATAAAAAAAGCGCGCAAAAAAAGAGGTGTAAAATGAGTGATCGAATATTCAGAATGGTTGATTTGTTTGCTGGTGCCGGCGGGTTCTCTGAGGGGTTCCGGCGAGTATGTGAGAGTCGGGGAATCCCGTTTGATCTTACTGCGATCAATCACTGGGAGAAAGCGGTTGAAACTCATTCTCTGAATCATCCGGAGGCGCGACATTTTTGTGAGTCAGTATTTGAGGTGGATCCGCACGATGTGGCACCGGATGGATACATGGACTGCCTAACGGCGTCGCCTGAGTGCATCTATCACTCGAACGCTAGAGGGGGCGGTGAGTGTGATGAGCAGAGCCGCAGCGGTGCGAATGATGTTTTGCGATGGGTGTCGTCGCTTGAGATCCCGACGATCGTGCTGGAGAATGTTCGGGAGTTTATGCAGTGGGGGCCGACCTATTCCCGCAATACAACGTATAAGGGGAAACGGTACAAGGCCGGCACTCCGATCCCGCATCAGCGCGGTCGAGATTTCCGCGCGTTTTGTGATGGGTTGCGGGCCCTAGGTTACTCCATCGATTACGCGGTGCTAAATTCTGCGAATTATGGCGCCTATACTGCTCGGGAGCGGTTCTTTATGATTGCTCATAAAGGGATCCCTTTTGCGGGCTGGCCGGAAATTACGCATGTAAAGAGTCCGGATCGGCCGTTCGTTAAACACTGGCACTCTGCTCGCGATGTGATCGATTGGGGCTTGAAGGGCGATAGTCTCTTTATGCGCCAGGCGGGAAAACTGGCCGGCAAAAACCCGCTGGTTAAGAACACGATCGACTGGATCCTTTGGGGCCTTGAGCATATTAGCGGGATCGATCCGGAGCCGTTCCTGGTGATGCTGTACGGAACGGGCAAGGCGCGATCGATCAACCGGCCGCTACCGACGGTTACAACGAGCGGGACAAACATCGCCCTGGCCCAGCCGTCGCCGTTCTTTGCTAAGTATCACGGCGGGTCGAGCGGACATACTCGCTGTTATGGCGTCGACCAGCCTCTTATGACGCTGGATACGTCGAACCGGTTTAGTCTGATTGAGCCGTTTCTGACGGTGATGCGTGGGCAAAGCAAATCGGTTCGAATGGATGCCCCGCTCCCAACCGTCACCGCAGGCCCTGGGCATCTCAACGTCTGTGAGCCCTTCCTGGTGAAATACTTTGGATCGGGTGCGAATGCTGTTTCAACTAATCAGCCTTTGCCGACAGTTACGACAAAGGATCGATTCGGGCTGATCCAGCCTGCGATTTTTGACATCCGTTATCGCCTGCTTGAGCCGCATGAGTTGGCGGCCGGCATGGGGTTCACTGATTACAAATTCGCCGGAACAAAAACCGATGTGAAAAAGCAGATTGGGAACGCTGTTGAGGTTAATCAGTCAGTCGCTCTGGCGGAGCAGGTTGTTGAAAACTGGACGGCAGCGGCATGAGTGAGCAGTGGAATTTTGAGCATGGGGATCCGGAGATTGTGCGGTGTGAGCCTACGGGTGAGTGCTGGCATGTTGACTATTTTGGGGAGAAGAAAGTGATGCTGCGCCGCGGATCCAGATTGGAGTCACCGCCGCGGGAGGAGTTCTTTGATTTTTATAAGGTGGTTTGTTGAAAAAGTGCCGGGCCTGTGAAGGGGGCCGGCTTAACTGAAGGGAAACAGGAACATGGAAAAAATAAAAGAAAAGGCAGATGTCGTGCATAGCGATGTGCTGGATGTCTTAAAGCAAGTCCGCGGCGGTGAATTAGTTTTCGAGTTTTCTGAAGAGCTTGAGAAGGTCGTCGGCGGGGTTAGAGAAACCGGTAAAGGCGGATCGCTGACACTCAAACTCAGCATTGCGCCGATCAAGCCAGGGTCAACCGCCCTGAATGTGGATGGGGATGTGTCGATAAAGATTCCGAAGCCGAAACGTGACGCATCTATCTTCTTCTCAACGCCGAACAACACTCTGCAGCGGACGGATCCGCGTCAGATGGATTTCGATCTGGAAGAAAAATAAAATAAGGAAACATGAATCATGGAAAAATTACCAGTAGAAGCTATTGAAAAAATTGTGGATCTTGGGCGGAAGTCTCAAGCCTTGTCCATTCAGGAAATAAAGGACGGTGTTAATACGCCGATCGCGGTTATTGACGGGAAGGTTATTGACCTGTCTGAGTTCCGGCCGATTCGTCCAGACCGTAAGCGGGTTATGATTACAGTCTACAGTGTCGAAAGCTTCGTTGAGTATATCAACGAGCATAAAAGTGAACATTCCCGCATTTTTGCGGATCTGCATGAAGCACCTTACCGAATGTTGGCTGCAATCGATTATCACGCGACCAGTTCGACTGGGAACCCGGAGTTTATCACTCATCTGGTTGAGCTTGTTTTGCAAACGACTGATGAATGGGACCGCTGGATTGGAAGTAATAAAAAACCGTTTAACCAAATCGAGTTCGCTGAATTCGTTGAAGAGAACTCCCTGGATATTATTGATCCGGATGGAGCGACCATCATGGAAATGTCTCTTTCCCTGCAGTCTAAAAACGAAGTCAGCTGGAAGAGCGCGGTTCGCCTAGACAACGGTGCAATCAACCTTTCGTTTAAAGATGATGCGGAGGTTGTTGGAGGCAGTGAAGGGAATATGAAAATCCCAGAGCTGTTTAAATTAAAACTGGCTGTATTCCGCGGCCTTGATGACAACACGATTGAGGCCAGATTCCGCACCCGGCTGCGTACTGGATCCATCACGCTGTCTTATCAGCTGGTTCGCCCGCATAAGCTTATTGACGCCATGGTTCTTGACGCCATGGACAAGGTGAAAAAAGAAACCGCGCTGCCAGTATTCGACGGCAAGTTTGAAGGAAAATAAACCTTAACCATCCGATCGGCAGCGCCCCTGCTCTGCAGTGACCTGTCGGCTGGACTGGAGAATTAATTGATGAGTGAGGAATATAACAGATTGCCCCCGTACAGTGAAGAGGCGGAGCGGGCGGTTTTGGGGTCTGCGATGATGGATCCGGTGACGGTGATTCCGTTGGGGATTAATAAATATAAGATAGTTTCGGATTCGTTTTATGTTCCTGCTCATAAGCATGTCTGGGAAGTTATGTGCAGTATGCTGTCGGCCTGTGAAGAGATTGATCAGGTTACGATCGGTCATAAGCTGGAGGACGCTGGCAAGCTGGATGTGGCCGGCGGACATCAATTTCTTGAGGGGTTGATGGATTCAACACCTACGCCAGCGCATGCGGAATATTATATCCTGATTATTCGTCAGAAGTGGATTGCCAGATCCGTTATATGGGTTGCAACACAGGTGATTGATGAGGCGTTTAGGAATAAAACAGAAGATGCGGAAAAACTTTTATCACAGATTCCGGAAAAGTTTCTGTCTATCGCTGATGATGTTATCGATGAAGTGAACCGTCGTGATGCGTATGACCATGTGATCGAAGAGATCCGGTCAGTAACCGAACGTCAGCAAAAAATCCGGAAGGGAATTCCAGTTGGTCCTCCGCCCTACGTAGAAACGGGAATTGAAGAATTAGATAAGTCTATGGGTGGCGGGATGCGGAATTATCTGTATCTGCTGGGTGGAGAGCAGAGTTCCGGAAAGACGACGATGGCCGCGCAGATTTTAAAGCATGTTGCCCGCGGGTGTAGCGGTAGTGAACAGGTGGTTGTGTTTTCCCTTGATGCGGATGCGGAGGAGCATGCGGCGCGTGATATGACGGCAGCATCCCGGGCGAGTCTCCCTAAGTTGCAGAAGGGTTTTGGGGGGCATGCACAGATCCAGCGGTTTATTGATTCAGCGGAACCATTGAGCCGGTTACCGATCGTGATTGATGAAGACAGCAGTACCCTGGCGGAACAGCAGTCTAAGGCCCGTATGCTTTCGATGAAGGGCAAAATTAAGCTGATTGTTGTCGACTATATCCAGCTGAGCCGGATCGGGGATCATAAGGTTGATATGATGGGTAACTATGCTCTGGCTTCGATTGCGAAAGCCTATAAACGCCTGGGGCGCGAGCTGAAGTGTCCGGTTTTGGCTCTCTCACAATTTAATAATGAGGGCAAGGGAATGTCCCGTTTTGCGATGATGAAGGATTTGCGCGGATCCGGAGAGCTGGCAGAGGTTGCGCACGGGATCTGGTTGCTAAGCCGTGACCGTGATTTGAAGGATATGAGCGGGAAGATTACGCATCATGGCGCGCCCGAAGAAAACCATATTCGTCCGGTTTGGTTTGATAATGCGAAAAATAAAAACGGCCCAATCGGGCGGTTCGAGATGTGGCTTTATGCCCACTACTTTACTTTTGTTGAGGCTGGTGAAAAAGCTTTTGAAGTTGCTGCCGAAAACGTTGCGCGCGGCCAACCGGCACATCCCCCTTCTGCTTACATAAATGATGACAGTGATTATGAGCTTCCAAGCGAGGAGGTAATTATATGAGTGCAAAAGTGACTAAAGACTGGTGGATCTGTTTCTGCGACGGCGCGGGCAATGTACATCAAGTTCAGCTGCATGAGTTGTTTTCTGGAAATCGCGCGAAGTGTGTTGATGGGAGCATGGAGACCCTACCGATCGGGATGGCTGCCACTCAGGCTCTGGCTCAGGGGATTGGCCGGGATATGAAACGGCAGATCAATGCCGAAAGAACCGGAGAGCCTAAATAAAATCTAACCGCCCGAAGGGCAAAACAGGAGAAAGATAAAATGGATGAAGACAAAGTTGAAGAAGGAACCGTAGTTGTTACGCGGGAGAATCTCGCATCCGGCAATAAGGCCGTGAAAAATGAAGACGTTGCATTAAATATGCTGGTCTTCTCGCATGCGATTAATGACGCGAAGCGTGTTGTGTTTGAAGATGGTGATTTTGAGAAGGTGCTGAAGAAGCCAGCGCCGGTTGAAAATGAACCTGAAACTGAATATCCGGGCAATGAGGTCCGGAATATTCCGCAGCCGCTTCCAGAAAACCGTTTGGAAGAGCCGCGGGAACTTACTGCGCATCAGTGCGGCGCCGGAATGGATGAGGCTATTGGTGTGGTGGTTCTGGATAAGCCGGGCCCAGGGAATGCCAGCCATTTCTACGCGATTCTAAGCAGTGGAACGCAGCCCCCAATCCATATCCACTTCCAGGAAGGACCGGTTGCTGAGGTCGGACCGAATGGGATCAGCTGTGAGGCGCTACTGGCGATCGTGAAGGATCGTTTGGATGGCTTCCAGGCGGGTGATTATGCCTGTGAAGAAAATGCGATCGCTTTGGATGGTGTTGAAAGAGCATTGGCGGCAATGCACTTCCGGACAGGCGCTCGCGCTGGCGCCGGCGTTGAGGGAACCAGCCAGCCGGATCCGGATGGTAGTGAGACCACGGAAGAAGGCCCCACCACGGAAGAAGAAAAACCAGCTGCAGAATAATTAACCGGCGGGGGCGGTTCGCCGCCCCCTGCCCTGGATATTTCAAATGAGCGAAAAACCTGAAACTAAAATCGATCGAGTAAGCCGTCAGTTTGCCACGGGGTTCCGTGTGGCTGAGATGGGCCGGGCTGAAAAGGATCTACCTTTGAGCCAGTGTGAGAACGATTGGCAGTGCGCGGAGATGAAGGCGGGTTTTAATGCGGCTAGCGGGGAGAAAGCTCATATCCAGTACTGGATGGTTTCGGGGGATGCAACGGGATCTGGTGTGGAGATTGAGAAGCGAGTGAAAGCGGAGATGGGGGATTGATATGAGGTGCTTGATTATTCGCAAGGAGTGGCTGGACTTAATTCTGCTTGGGTTGAAGAAGTGGGAGATGCGGACGCGGAAGGTGAATGTTCGCGGAAAGATTGGGTTGATTGAGGCAGGCAGCGGTCTGGTTGTTGGTGTGGCAGATTTTAAGGATTGCCTGGATCCGCTGCACCCAGATGAGGCCAGAGGATATTTTACGGAGCACCGTGTGATGGATCTTTCTCTGTTAAGACGCTGGCGGTATCCGTGGGTTTTGGAGAATGCGCATCGACTGGATCCGCCGATTTCTTATGAGCATAAACCAGGGGCCGTTATTTGGGTGAATGTTCCGGATGAGTTGTTTGATGGGATAGATATGACTGAGAAAAAGGGAGAAAAAGATGAAGTATTGGTTTGATACAGAGTTTATCGAATATCCGTGCACGATCGATCTGATCAGTATTGGAATTGTTGCTGAAGATGGTCGGGAGTTTTACGCAGAGTCATCAGATTTTGATGAAAGCAAAGCCAGCGACTGGGTAAAAGAAAACGTAATAAAAAAACTATGGTCCCGTCAGAAAGATAAAAAAGAGTTTAATGCGTGGACTCGGGATGGTGGACTCGGTGGACTAATGAGAAAGTCCCAGATCGGGCCAGCAATCCGGCGTTTTGTTGGAAATGATAAGCCTGAGTTTTGGGCATATTATGCAGATTATGACTGGGTAGCTTTTTGCTGGTTAATGGGTAGCATGATTGATCTTCCGGCCGGCTGGCCCATGTACTGCCGCGACCTCAAGCAGCTGGCTGATTCTCTAGGAAACCCTACACTTCCAGTGCAAGTGAAGGGTGAGCATAACGCTCTTGATGATGCTATGTGGAATCGCGCTGCCTATGACTTTTTAATCAGTAAATCCGAAAAATTTGGATGTTCATTAATCCTGTTCGAGCGCCTACGCCAGATCACGGGTGAGGGTTGGGATGCTGAGCATGATGCTAAGGCTGTGAACGATGAGCTGGCTGTTGCAGCGGCTTGTTATGCGCTGCCTTTTAGGCGCCGGCGTCTCTGTTCCGGTTATCCAGTGCTTTGGCCGGTTGAGTGGAACGGGTACTGGTGGAAGCCGACTCCAGAGGATCGGGTCCGCGAGTTGGTGAAGGCCGGTGCGCTGATAGCTGCTGAGATCGATCGGCTGCAGGCGGTGCAGGAAACGGGGGTTGAGTGATGGGCTATGTCTACGGAACTCATAAGTTTAACGGGCATGAAATATCGGTGCGCGGTGCCGTCTATAAGCGGGACGAAAAAGGAACGCTGAGGCGCATTAAGGGCGAAGAGGCGAGAACCCAGGTGAAGCTGTTTATCGAACATCGGAAGCGGGTAAATGCTGTTGGGTCAAGGGTCGGGAAAGTTTAACCATCCGCCGCCGCTAAAGCTATGGCGGACAAGCGAAATACACGAAAGGGAAAATTTGATGACGAAGGATAAACGGCCAAAATGGATTTCAATAAAGCGCTCGTATCATGGCGTTCCTGATGGCCGATTCGTGGTCTATCGTGAGGGAAAGCTGGCGGGAATTTGTGAATGCTTTACCGAGGATGATGCAAACACGATCTGTCTGCTTTTGAATAATAATGATTACCGGATGACGGAGCATCACTTTGAGAAGGTTGAATTGAGCAGAGCTGAGAGAGGTATTTAATGAAGAAGCATAAGATTGGATGGTTGAATTTTCCGGGGCGGAAGCCTGAAACGTGGAACCCTATTGTGGGGTGCTCGAAGGTTTCTGATGGGTGTCGGAACTGCTATGCGGAGAAGATGGCTTATCGTTTGTCGTGTATGGGGAATATCGATTACCGATTGAGTTTAATGCATGACTCTGAGGGGGCAGTTGAAAAGTGGAACGGGGAAACTCTTCTGGTTGAGTCGGCTCTTGAAAAGCCGCTGAAATGGAAAGCGGCGCGGATGATCTTTGTTAATTCAATGGGTGATCTGTTTCATGAGAATACTCCGGATTATTGGATAGAGAATGTATTTGAAATTATTGGGAGTTGTCCGCAACACATCTTTATAATTTTAACAAAACGCCCAGAGAGAATGGCTGATTGGTTTAAAAGCCAAAATGCTTACGAGTGGCCTTTGCCGAATGTGTGGCTGGGTGTGACAGCTGAGAACCAGGCGACGGCTGATGAGCGGATCCCGCATTTGCTGAGTACTCCGGCCGTGGTTCGGTTTGTGAGTTGTGAGCCGATGATCGAGAAGGTTGATCTTTATGACTATACCGTGGGGCCAAGAAAACCGGCTTATACCGTTTGCGAAAGTCATGAGTGTGGCGGGTGCGTGGATGAAACCTCAGAGCCTTGTGATGAGTATAAGCAGCGGCGTGATAATCCGGCGCCATCACTGGACTGGGTGATCTGTGGCGGGGAGTCTGGATCCGGTGCTCGGTCAATGAGCCCGGAGTGGGTTCGGTTTCTGCGGGACCAATGCCAGGCGGCTCGACTGCCTGAGTCTTGGGAAACAACAATCCCGTTCTTCTTTAAGCAGTGGGGGGATTTGCAATCTCCGCGAAGAAAGATTCATCCGAAATTAACCCGCCAGAATTCCGCCGGGCGTAGATGTGTGGCGCGGGGCGGAGACATGCTGGATGGTGTTCATCATCACAACTGGCCTGGAGTGAAGTTTTGGACGAATTAGACTGATGACTGAGAAACCAATTATACATGAATTTTCTAAGCCTGGGTTGTGCTGGCATTGTGTTCAGGATTGCGGGCTTTGGAAGATGATTAAACCTTGCGCGGTGAAAAGCTGTTCGAAATTTCGGGAGATGGAGGGGCGGGATTCATCCGCGCCCGTACGGGATGGAGTTAGTTAATGGCGAATAAACATCCAATATGGCCTGAGGTGACGATTCATGATGCGCTTGCGTTGTTGAGTGCGGAGGGTGTTGCGCAGCCTTCGAGGGAGGAGCTGCAGGATAAGTTTAATTGGCTGCATAAGGCGCGCCAGGAGAAGATCCACCGTGAGAAGGAAAATCCGCTGATGTGCGGATACCGGCCAAGTGTCTGGTATATCGCGTGTGCTGTGCTGGGTCTGGATTGGATGATCCCCCCTTCTCTGTTTAAACGGGATGGTACGAGGATTGAGGGGGGTGTGGCGTTTGGGATGGCGGTCCGTGCGTCGCTGGGTATGGATGCGCCTTGGGATACGGTTTGTATTCTGGGGGGGAACCGCGGTGGAAAGACTGAGTTTGAGTGCTATTCGTCGCAGGCAAGCCTTTACCGGTTCGAGGATGCGTCGGTGTATATGTTCCACAAAACATCAAAGACGAGCATTAAGATTCATCAGAGCCGGATGTATGGATATTTGAAGCCGCCGGACCGGGGGACAAGTCGATCGGCTAAGACCTATATTTCGTACAAGAAGAAGACGGGCTTCTCTGACGGATCCGGATACATCCTTCCGAATGGATCTGAGTGCCTGTTTATGAATTATATGCAGGATCTGGATAGTATTGAGGGTGCTGAGCCTGGGGATCCGGGGCGTGAGCGTTGTGTGGGGTATGCGGCGGATGAGTTGGTGCCAATCAGTTTGATTAATACGCTGGATCTGCGCCTGGCTCAGTTTAATTCGTGCGGTGTGATTGGGTTTACGCCGGTGGATGGTTATACGCCTACGGTTGCCCGTTTTGTTGAGGGGGCGACGGTGCTGCGCTATGGGAAGGCTTTTCTTATCCCGCGGGATGGCGGGGCGCCGGATCTGGATTTGTCGTTTATTCATGAGGACTGTCTGGATTGGTTTGATTTCGATGCGCTGACGCAGAAGGAGTCTTTGAAGAGCCTGCCGGCGGCGATGGTGAATAAGAAGAAGCCAATGTGTAAGCATGATGACCGGGAGTTTCTTGCGACGCCGCGGATCCTTCAGAGTGCGAGTAAGACGGATGGGCTGATTTGTTTCTACACGGATGATAATCCGTTTGTTGAACAGGCAGATGTTTGGAAGAAGATTTGTGATAAGTCCGAAGAAAGAATTTTGGAGCGCTATTACGGTTGGACTAACCGGCGCATTGCGGGGGCTTTCCCGACGTTTGATGAGGATGTGCATACGATTAATCCGGAGGCGATTCCAGCCGCTGGAACGAATTATATGGTTTCGGATCCGTCGAAGAACAGGAACACGGCTCAGCTGTGGGCGCGTTATACGGCGGAAGAAATTTATATTTACCGTGAGTGGCCGTCGCAGGTTGAGGCAGTGCCAGGTCAGGGGTTTGTGGGGCCGTGGGCGCTGCCGAGTGATGATGCGAAGAAGCTGGATGGAAAGAAGGGTCCGGCGCAAAGCAATTTTGGCTGGGGGCTGTGCCGTCATAAACAGGAGATAGCCCGGGTTGAGGGTTGGGAGTGTTATAAGGCGCATGCTACGGATGCTGAGATTAAGGAGTGGAAGGAGAACGGTCCCGCTAAGGATAAGATTGAGCAACGTCTGTTGGATGCGCGCTTTGGAAATGTGAAGGGTATGGATGAGGGGGGTCAGCTGAACCTCTTTGATCAGTTTGATGCGATCGGGTTGACTTATTACGAGTCGGAGAGCCGGTCGAAGTTCAGCATTAGTGATGGGTGCATTCTGATTAATGATGCGCTGTATTACGATAGCGATCGTCCGGTTGATTTTACGAACCGCCCTACCCTACGGATCAGCACGGATTGCGTGAATCTGATTTTTGCGATGAAGGTTTACACCGGTATGGATGGGCTTCATGGAGCCTGTAAGGATTTTATCGACTGCCTCCGGATGCTGTTCCTGAAGAATTGTACCTTTGTGGATAATTCGCGGCGGGGCATCCAGGGGGGTGGAGGGGTTTATTAGGGATTGGAGTGTTGGAGTGATGGAAATTTGGAAACAAAGATAAATGGTTAAGAAGAAACAAAAGCGGGTGCCGGCGGATCGTGCGCATTTTGTGCGTGAGGCTGTGATCGAAGCGCTGGGTGAGGCGGAGTTGCCTAAGACAATTTATGTTCGTCAGCGTCATATCCGCGAGGCGTACGGGTTTACTCCCCGCTACGTTAAGAAGCTGATTGAGAATGGGGTTCTGGTTGAGAAACATTTTGTTTTTAAGGATGAAAAATAAGGAGATTGGAATGTTGGAATATTGGAATGTTGGAGTGCCGGAGTGTTTGGTTTTTGTATTGCTGGTGGTGATTTGTCTGTTGATCCGGGAGCGGCTGCGGCTGCGGATCCGGAAGGTGGTGGTTGAGCTGCGTCCGCTGAAAAATGAAGAGCTGATGAGCCTGTTGAGCGGTGGGCCGGAGTCTCTTGTGTGGAAAGGTGTCGAGGAGTGCTGCAGGCGTCTGACGGTTGAGTGGTCTGACGGACCCACAGAGATGACCCCGAATGAGAAGGTTTCTGCTATGGATCGGATTTCTGCTCTGAGTGAGCTGATGAGCCTGATGCATAGCTGGCATGTTGAGGGCCAGAGGAGAAAGGCTGAAGGGTGAAACCTGAAGTAGTGCCAAAACCGAACCAGAGAAATGGTGTAAACGTTAGGGAATGATGAATAAAACAGGAATTAGCGGGTTGGGAATGAGTGCCAGAATAGATCCAGTGATTTGTAAGCGGTTGGTGGGGAGTGGTTGGCGGATGCTGCTTGATATGCAAGAGGTCACTGAATTATGAAACTTATATTTATCAAAACCGACAAGGAGCCCACCGGCGCGTAGTCGTGTCCGGTGAGTCGGGAGTTGGAGCTTAATTGATATGGAAGGGGCTGGGATATGACGGATAAAACAAATGAGGCGGTACCGGCGATTAATGTGTTGTTAAATACCCCTCTCCTGGGGCCTATCGTGAGTTTTGCCGGAAGTATAGAGGATGCCGATCTTGAGCGTCATGATGAGATATTAGATGCCGTTGATGTTTTGTGGCGGCTGGGTGTCGGGAGAGCTGATAAGTAATACAAAAAAGATACCGTTTCATACATTTTGATACCGTTTCGAAGGCGTGGGGTTTACACCTCGCGCCTTTTGGTTTTTACAGGTAGCCGTGGGGCGGGATGCCTCGCCGGCGAACTGTTCCGGCCGTTAATGGGACTGAACCCTACTTGATGGGAGTTACATCATGGCCGACACCGGAAATAATAATCAGCAGCCCCAACCAGGCGAAGAGGTTGAAAATGTTGAAACAGGTACACAGGAAGAAGTAATTGCGGGTTTTGATGCCGCCGCTACTGAGTTGAATACTCCGGAAGAGGAATCTGAAGAGGAGTCCCAGGAAGAGTCTGAAGAAGAATCCGAAGAGGAGGAATCTGAGGAAGAGTCCCAGGAAGAGTCTGAAGAGGAATCTGAAGAGGAGTCCGAAGAAGAGGATGATACGCACAAAAGCGAGTTCTCTGAAAAGGGATATAAAATCTTCAAATCACGTATTGGCAAGGAAAAGGCAAAGCGCGAGAAGGTGGCAACTGAGTTGGCTACGGCTAATGAAACCATTGAACAGCTCCAAAAGGATGCTGATCCGAATATGCGCGCTGCTACTGCAACCGGTATTGATAGCCGGTTTATCGAAACCGCTGATGCAGAGGTACTGGCTGAGGCCGCAAAGGTTTCAAACCGAATTAACTGGCTGGAGAAGATTTCTAAGAATCCAGACGGTTTTGAAGGCAATGATGGGACTGTTTTTGCTCAGACGCAAATTGTTGCTGAGTACACGACATGCACCAACAAACCTGAGAATCAGAAGTTGCTGGCAAAGGCGTCAACAATCAATGAGCGCCTAGCCGCGCGTCAGCAGGAAGTGCTTGATGCCGGTTTTGAGGCTCTTGAAATCAAAGCAAAGGCGGAAGCCGCTTTGAAGAAGGCGCCTAAAAAGAAGAAAAAGCCCGCAGCCCCTGCCCCCGGATCCGCTCGACACGCTTCTCCCGCTACAAGTGAACCTGTGAATGAACCGGGATTCGATGAAAAGAAATTCGCCAAGTCGGACGGATCTCTTGAGTCCCTTGTTGAAATGTTTTAACAGGAGAAATTTGAAATGAAAAATGGTCCACTGACCGAAGCTAATCAGAGTAATAAAATCCCTTCGTGGGATAATATTATTCACACCGTAGGGGAACAGAAACATATGTTCCTCGCGCTTCTTAAAGAAGCAAAGAAACCTGCCCAGTCTATTCACAGCTGGCCTGCCCGCGATATGGATGGCGGCGGCTATGGCGGCAAAATGGACGGCGCCCCTGCCGGTACTGCAGAGCACCGGGACTATGGCTTCCTGAGTAATGCGACTGAGCAGAACGAAGAAGTCTGGAAGCTGACCAAACGTGCCGGACTGACCGACACCCGCGGAATCGCCTATAAGCAGCAGAAGATTGAAGAAAAATCTGCGGCTCTTAACCGGCTGAAAAACGGAATGGAAATGCTTTTCCTTTCTGAGCAGGATGCTGCGGTTCAAGCTGGCGAAGCCGTTCCGTTCCAATGTCGTGGAATTGGTAAGGTTCTGGCAAACAGCGGACACGCTGCAGCTTTCCCGGTTCCGGAAGCGTTCCGTGTTCCGTCGGCATGTATTCACGCTGGCGCCCTGGCCGACCTGGACGAGGATGCGTTTGAGGCCATGCTGAGTGCTGCTTCGACTGAAGTTGAAAACAGTGTGACGCTTGACGGATTTGTAGCTCCGCTGCTGAAACGTCAGATGGATAACTTTGGTGCGCGCGACCCAAGCGCAACCAGCACCAACGTTCCGATTCGTCAGTTCGCGCAGAGCGGTCGTGACGGTGAGTTCGTGAGCATGATTGATGTGTTCAAGTTCTCTGTCGGTTTGGTTCGTACACATATCAACAATCGCCTGTTCCGGGATTCTGATGGTGCGAAAACGGCTGTGCTGAGCACAAGCGGGGGTTACTTCCTCGATATGGCACGTCAGCGGATTGCCTTCTTGCAGAAGATCCAGCACATGGATCTGAACAATGACGGCTCTGGTGAAACGGGTGTGTATGACTACATCGCAACGCTGCTCTACGGAATTCCGAAGGGTCAGCTGATGGTTCGTCCTTCTAGCTAACCGCAAACGCCCCGCTTGGTAAGCGGGGCGAGTTTTGAGCGCGGTATGGTACCGCCCTCTCTGGAGAAAGAAAAAATGAGAAAATTCATGATGATTGTTGGATTACTGCTGATGGCGGTAATGTTTACCCAGGCGTCCGAATGGCGCGTACTGGGATCGGCTGAAGCTGCAGCAACTGGAGCTAATCGTGTTTACACGGTTGGTTATGCTGATTTGACCACAACCACAACCAATACGGCCCAGACGCTTACGGTGTCTATTCCGGCCAATGTGGCGGTTGAGTTTGTGTCGATGAAGCTTCCTGCTGCGTTTGACACGGCGAACACTAATTATACCGGAAGCCTGGCGGTGACCGTTGGAGATGGTACAGACCCTGATCTGTTTCTGACTTCTACGGAATTGGCCAGCGATGGGACGGAGGTGTTTCTGAAGTTCAGTTCCGGATACGGTTCAACGATCGCGGTAACGCCGACGACAACGAACCTAGTAAGTGAGACGGGATCAGCGGGGGATAATACAGATCTGCAGACCAATACTTTGGTGACTGCGATTTCGGCTACTTATGCCGGCGGATCGCTTGGACAAAAGGTATATACGGCTGCTGATACGCTGGACGTTTCTTTTACGCCAAACACTGAAGAGGCGGTGAGTGCGAATACGTCCGGCAGTGTCCAGTTTTATTTCCGTGTAACAAAACTCTAACCCTTCACATCTACCCTTCCCGGACCGTGGATCCGGGCGGGGCTGATGGCTTTATTTCTTGCGGAGGCACCTGATGGCTACCCCAGATCCTGAAACAACAAAAGCGATTAAACGCCAGCACCGGGCGGCGGATCACCGGGTTGTGAGCAAGAAGGTTGGTAACGGTATTCGGGATATGCAGATTGACCCCACGCTGTTTGCTAATGGATTGCGATACGGCCGGCAGCATGGTGTTGATAATATTTGGAATGATCCGAATGCCGTTGAAGAGATTAAGCAGGTCCACCCTGAGGTTGTTGTGAGCAGCGGCCGCAGCGGATTGCTTTCTCAGTCGATCGGGAATCATCCCAAACGTTCATCTTTGATTGAGGATCCCGAGCCTGTGCCCTCATCTGCACATGATTGTTTTCTTGAGAAGGCCAGAAAGTTAGTAGGCGGTTAATATGATTGACGAAAAACCCAGACTCGATTTTGTGAAAGGCGATGGCGGCCGTGAAAAGGCGACGGCGGATCATGTGCTGGCAGTTCGTGCCGCGGTTGATTCTGTGAGGTCTGATATTGCGGATCATGTTCAAAGTGTTCGTGCCGACAGTAATAATACCCGCTTGTGCCGGTGGACGGGTCAAAGTGCTGACGGGCGGAAACGTGAGGCGAGCATAGGCGCGCCAGCGAAGCCGTTTGAGGGAGCATCTGATACCCGACCGTTTACCGCTGACGGTGTAATCAATTATATTGTTGCTGAGCTGGAGACGGCTGCAATGCGGGCCACTCCCCGGGATATGGGGATGGAGAGCACGGATGGAAAAGCGGGCGGATATAATTCGACGCTGATTAAGTGGCTGGTGAGAAACCAGTGGAGTACTGATTTTGAGCGTCAGGTTGAGCTATTGGCGCAATACTGCTATGGCGACTCACCCGCTGGCGCGATTATTTGGACGGACTGGGTTGAGGAGTTGGAGGTTGTGCTTCAGGAGCTGACCTGGGACGGGCTTCTGGCGCAGATTGTTTCTGTGATGGAGGAAGAGCCTTCGAAGGCTGAGGGTGCGGAGTTGACCGATATTGTGCGGAACCCGGCTCGGGCGATTGATTTGCGGTTGCTGCTGAAGGCTCGCTTCCCGAGTTTGAGCGCTCAGCGAGTGAATAAGATTGTGAAGAGCCTTTATGCGAATGAAACGGCAGAGTTTCCGCTGGCTGTTCCGAAAACGTCTATGCCTCAAATGGCTGCATTACGTCAGTTTGAGGATGTGATTTATCCTCGCTATGTGACGAATCTGCAGCGGAGCCCCTGGATTATTAAACGGGATCGGTTTACGGCCGCGCAAGTGCGTGAAGATGCCGCAAAGTATGGATGGAGCAAGACGTTTGTTAATGAGTTGCTGGAGGTTGGCCAGGGCAAAACGGCGCTGACGGATGATTTGACTGCGCTTTCTGTGGTTTCTGACGGTGCAGATTCCGGTTTGTTTGGTGAGGATGAGCTGTTTGAGGTGCTGCATGTTTATGCGCGGGCTGTGAATGATGATGGTATTCCGGGTATCTACTGGCAGACGCTTTCTTATTTTGTTGATGAGCCGGCTACGGATCGAAACCTGTTTGACCGTAAGCACGGGAAATATCCGTTTATACATATCCAGCGAGAGTCGCTGACAGCGGCGATTGCTGACGGTCGCAGCGTGAGTGAGATTCTTGCGACGGATCAGAATTCTATTAAGCTGCTGGATGATTCGTTTGAGGATCATACGCAGATTGCTACGAATCCGGTTCGGAAGATTCCGAAGGGTGCGCCGCAGGGTGCGTATAAGTTTACCCCGATGGGTTATGTTGAGGTGGGTCCGCGTGAAGGAAATGCGCTTGGGTATATCGATCCGCCAACATATCCGGCGACCAATAAGGATCATTATAACCGTACCCGCCAGAAGATTGGTGAGTATTGGGGCCTTCCCTACGCCGATGTGTCAGAGGCGTTTGTCGTCTTGTTTGGCCAGAAGCGTGTGAATAAGTTCCTGGGGTCGCTGGCTGAAATGTTTATGCTGGATCTGCAGCTGATTGAGGAGTTTATGGATCCGGCGCTGATCGCTGAGATTACGGGCCGACCGGTTGAAGATATTACCGCGGGTGGCCGTGCGCAGATTCAGGGTCGTTTTAATATTTCTCTGACGTTCGATGTTCGTGATCTGAATATGGAGTACATCACGAAGAAGGCAGAGATTGCGCTGAAGTATCTGCGGCCGATGGATGACGGCAAGCGGATTGATGGATCTGCGATCGCGGTCCGTATTCTTGAAAGCCTGGATCCAAACTGGGCGTCTGAGTCTGTTCGAAGCATGGAGACGGCGAATGCTGCCGAGAGTGATGATGAGAAGAAGAATTTTGCTTTGATGCTGAATGGTGTGCGGCCGATGCGGCCGGATGATAATCGTGCGCAGAACTTCCCGGCTCGCTTGCAGACGCTGCGGCAGGAGCTTGAGCTACGCCAGCAGAACCCGGCTGCGTTCCCGCCGATTTCCCCAGCAGCTGCGGCGATTATTCAAGAGCAGCTTGAATATCTTGGATTCCAAACCCAGCAGCGTGAAAACGCGCAGACGGGTCGCCTGGGGTTCCAGGAGTCTGATCTGGCTGAAGTTGGTAAGCCTGTGGAGGTTCCCCAATGAGAGAAGTAAATTTCAAGACGTTCTTTGAGGAGAGGTTTCTTCCAAGTATCGGGAAGAATCCGCTTAATTTTCTGCCTGGATCTCTTGATGGGAACCGGATGCTTGGTTATGTGAACCGCGCAATGGTTGAGGGGTGGCATTATGCGTTTTGGTCGGAGATTATGGAGATCGAGGAGCGGACGGTCAATGCTGACAATGTTGTGACCTGGAGCGCAACCGATTTGACGGATATTGATGCGATTGAGGGTTTGTTTCTGACGGAAGCGGATGCGATCGGGCGGAAAGGTCATTTGTTTTTTGAGCAGTGTCCGGTCGGTTTCCGTGTGTTTGATGCGGCGGGACCGGTTTGGGCGCGGATCCGGCCGTACCCACCTGTGTTCAGCCGTACGGAATGGCTTGAAGCCACAACCTATGGTGTGAATGAGCGCTGTTATACGGCTGTTTCTGGAAAGTGCTTTAGAAGCCTGGTTGCTGCGAACCTGGCCAATGAGCCGAACGCTGATGGTGGATCCAACTGGGAAGAGGTTTTGTTTCCTGAAGAGTTTGCTCCGTATGTAGAGCTGCAGGCCTCTGCCGGGCATTACAAGTTTGAGCGTCAATTTGATCAGGCCGGATCCAATAAAACGGATGCGCGTACTGTGCTGTTTAACCTGAAAATATCAAAGGGACTGTAAAATGAAATCTGTAATGAGGGGATTCTTGATTGCGCTTTCTATTTTTAGCCTTACCGCCTGTGCTTCCGGAGCAGACCGGGAGTTTAATGAGCAGTGGAATATGCAGAGAGGTCCGAATGAGAAGATGAGTCTGCAGTGGTTTCAGGGAGAATCGATCGATTATGATCACCGCGCATGGAATGGCACGACGCCTGTGATCTTAACGAATTCCGATCAGGTTATTGTCTGGGAGGTTATGGGTGAGGCCGGTACGGCTGATTCTACGAATGCGTATCTGGTTTCCACGGGGACGGTTTATTCAACAGCAGGATTGGTTAACTTTTCGATTGATCCGGAGGATGCGAACCTTACGAATAAAACGTATACGGGGTATGTGCGATCGATGCGCCAAGCGGGAACGAACCTTGAGCATGTGGCGGTTCTGGCGTATCAGGATGTTTTGGTGGAATGGAGTCCTGATTCTAGGTTCTACCCTACTGTGGGTCCTTTGACCTATTCAATTGAATTCAATGATTCGGAGATTACAAATTATTTTTGGACGGTTCTGGCTGCGGCAACAAATGATATTGTTGCGCTTGAGAGCGCGACCAATGCTCTGGATACGTTGACGGGGAATCTGGTGACGACGCAGGCGCTGCACACTGCGAGTATCGGAACGGTTTCGAATGATCTGGATACGGCTGAGGGAACCTTGAGCGGTTTGGTTACCAGTGTTGGAACGGTTTCGAATGATCTGGATACGGCTGAGGGAACCTTGAGCGGTTTGGTTACCAGTGTTG